GAAGGCGGCGATGGCAGCGGTTTTGAAGCTGGTGCTGGTGGCGACGCAATTGAAATGGACGACACTGAAGAAATGGGCATGATGGAAGCTGTGAGCTTAAAAGCAGCCCCAAAGCCAGTTACCAGTGAAGAAGGCGGCGTAAACAAAAAGTCTACCGTGGCCGCAAACGCTGGTGCTAAAGGCCCAATCGGTAGCACAGTAAAGCCAGTACACACTGGTGCAGAAGGCGGTGGTCACCATGACACTGCTGCTTATCGAAACAGCACAAAAGATCTAATTGGCCGAGTTGGTAACACTCCGGCTCAAGGCACACAAAAGCCTGGCCCAGCCACAAAGCCATATCTGGGTCAAGCCGCTGGTGTTAACAACAAGTCAGTTGTACCAGGTAAGCACAACTAATAATGAAAACCCTAAGAGAACAACTTACCTTCCAACAAGCTAACATTCAGGTGTTGGAAGAATCCGACATGAACGGCGGTAAGAATCTCTACCTCAAGGGCATCTGCATTGAAGGTAACAAGCGCAACGCTAACGAACGAGTTTATCCGTTGCACGAAATTACCCGAGCAGTAAACACGATTAACAAACAGATCTCTGAGGGATACTCTGTAATGGGTGAAGTGGATCACCCAGAAGATCTAAAAATCAATCTTGATCGTGTTTGTCACACTGTTGAAGAAATGTGGATGGACAACGAAGCTGGTTGCGGCAAACTCAAAATTTTACCTACTCCAATGGGTAATTTGATCAAGACTCTGCTGCAATCAGGTGTTAAATTAGGTGTGTCTAGCCGTGGTAGCGGCAACGTAGACGACCGAACAGGACATGTGAGTGACTTTGAAATAGTCACAATCGATGTGGTTGCCCAACCCAGCGCTCCAAATGCGTATCCCAAGGCAATATATGAAAGTATGATGAATATGAAATACGGTCATAGATTGCTGGAGATTGCAAAAGAAGCTGGAGAGGACAGCAAGGTACAGAGATACCTTAAGAATGAAGTTGTAAAACTCATTCGGGATCTCAAAATTTAAGGAGAACCAGGCATGTTAGATGCAATCAAACCATTGCTTGATAGTAACCTGATCACCGAGGAAACTCGTCAAGAGATCAATGAAGCTTGGGAAACCAAGCTAAATGAAGCTCGTGAACAGGCCCGTGCTGAACTTCGTGAGGAGTTTGCACACCGCTATGAGCATGATAAATCAGTCATGGTTGAAGCCTTAGATAAGATGGTAACAGAAGGTCTTGCGTCGGAAATCGCTCAAGTGGCTGCTGAAAAGCGCCAATTAGCTGAAGACCGCGTTAAGTTCCAAGGCAAGATGAAAGAGTCAGCACAGAAGTTTAACGGCTTCCTGGTGACCAAGCTTGCTGAAGAAATTAGCGAACTACGCCGAGACCGTAAAATGCACACCGAAGGAGTTGCAAAACTCGAAAACTTTGTGGTGCATGCTCTGGCTCGTGAAATTCAAGAATTTGCTAGCGACAAGCGTGACGTTGTGGAAACAAAAGTACGCCTGGTCAAAGAAGCACGCAACAAACTTGAAAGTCTCAAAGCACGTTTTGTAAAAGAAAGTGCTGAGAAAATGAGTCAGGCTGTTGGCCGTCATCTAAAGGCTGAACTTACACAATTGCAGGAAGACATCAAAGTTGCTCGCGAGAACAACTTTGGACGTCGTATTTTTGAAGCTTATGCTGCTGAATTTGGTGCAACTCATCTCAATGAGAACGCAGAAGTTCGTAACCTACACAGCATGATCGAACATAAAGACCAGCAATTGGCAGAAGCCATTAAACTCACTGAAAAGGCGAAAGTCGTATTAGAGAGTAAGAATCGCGAAATACGCATGATCAAAGAATCCAATGAGCGTGAAGCCACATTGGAGATGCTGCTGGCCCCACTAAACCGGGACAAAGCAGAAGTTATGCGTAATTTGTTAGAGAGCGTCCAAACACCACGTTTGAAAAACGCTTTCGAGAAGTATCTACCAGCAGTACTGGAAGACCGATCTGTAAAAGCCTCAAAAGTAATCACAGAGAATGTCACCGTTGCAACTGGAGATAAAACTGTTCCAAGTAGTCGGCAGGAAGATAGCGAAGCCAAGAGCAACGTTATTGACCTCAAGCGCCTGGCAGGTTTATAAAATTTTTATAGGAGACTTAAATGTCACAAGAACTATTAGAAAGCCGCTGGGGCGAGACCAAAGAAGCATTGCTTGAAGGTCTGAACGGTACCAAGCGCAACAGCATGGGTGTTATCCTTGAAAACACTCGCAAGTACTTGAAGGAAAACGCTTCCGCAGGTAGTACAGCAGCAGGTAACATTGCTACTCTGAACCGTGTTATTCTTCCAGTTATCCGTCGTGTTATGCCAACTGTTATTGCTAACGAGTTGGTTGGCGTTCAGCCCATGACTGGTCCTGTTGGTCAAATTCACACTCTACGTGTGCGTTATGCTCAAAGCTTGACTGATAACAGCCTGGCTCAAACATCAGTGCAAGCTGGTGAAGAAGCTCTAAGCCCATTCAAGATTGCTACAGCATACTCTACAGTTCCTCAAGGTACTGCTACAGCTACCAGCTACACTGGTGGCGCTACAGCTACCATGGAAGGTACCGGCGGTAAGCAGATTAGCGTACAGATCTTGAAGCAAGCTGTTGAAGCCAAGACTCGCAAATTGCAAGCTCGTTGGACATTTGAATCTGCACAAGACGCTCAAGCCATGCACGGTATTGACGTTGAAGCAGAAATCATGGCCGCACTTGCTCAAGAAATTACAGCTGAAATTGACCAAGAGATTCTCTTGAGTCTACGTTCATTGGCTGCAACTGAGTTCACATACAACCAAGCTACTGTTTCAGGTACAGCTACATTCGTTGGTGACGAACACGCCGCATTGGCTGTGTTGATCAACCGTGTTGCTAACTTGATCGCCCAACGTACTCGTCGTGGCGCTGGTAACTACGCTGTTGTATCTAGTGCTGCTCTGACAGTATTGCAAAGTGCTACTACTAGCGCATTTGCACGTACTACAGAAGGTACATTTGAAGCTCCTACAAACACCAAGTTTGTTGGTACATTGAACGGCGCTATGCGTGTGTTCGTTGACTCTTATGCTAGCGACACTACACCAGTGTTGGTTGGTTACAAGGGTTCTAGTGAAGCTGACGCTCCTGCATTCTACTGCCCATACATTCCATTGATGAGCAGCGGTGTTGTTCTGGATCCGTCAACATTCGAACCAGTCGTGAGCTTCATGACTCGCTATGGTTACATCGAATTGACAAACACCGCGAGCAGTTTTGGTAACGCTGGCGATTATGTCGGCGAAATTGCCGTAAGTAATTTGTCGTTCTCGTGATCGACTTGTTGCTTTGCAACTCATAAAAAAACGCCCTTCGGGGCGTTTTTTGTTGGCTGTAATATTTAGTAATGCTGGCGAGTATCATAAATAACTGTATGATACACTTCATATACAAAACAACTCACGTTAACGGAAAATACTATGTTGGCAGACATAGTACGGAAAATATTAACGATGGCTATATTGGGTCAGGAATGTGGCCAAGATCAATAAAAGATCAAACAACACTTACACGAGAAGTGCTTGAATATGCATCTGATTCGGCTGCACTTAAACTACTTGAGGGCAAATATCTTGCTGAACACTACGGCAAACCAGGTTGTATGAATCTTACATCGGATCCTGTGGGATTTGAATCATCTAATAACCCAATGAAAGATCCGACTATTGCAGAAAAAATTGCTGGTGATAATCATTACATGAGAAAAAATCCGCAAGCAAGAGAAAATAGTAGACAAAAACAAAATAAGTTAGTTAGTGAAGGTAAACACAATCTACAGGGTAATCGCAATCCAAACAAAGATGGCCGAAACGCTAGTACAGCAATGGCCAGCGGCAATCACATCAACTTAACCAATAATCCCAGCAAGTGGCGCAGTGAGGCAGGAATACATCACTGGCAAAATGGTAATAGTCCTAATGCTGGAGGTAAGTTAAACAAAAAGTTGATTGAAGCTGGAACACATAACTTACTTGGTCCTGAACATAATCGCAAGATGATTGCCGAAGGCAAAAATCCTTGGGTTGGTGCAGAGTCAAATCTAAAACGTCTTGCTAATGGAACACACCCAAGTCAGTTGAAAAAAACTTGTGAGCATTGTAATAAACAAGTCAGTGTGGCAATGTATACCCGTTGGCACGGTGCCAACTGTGTCAGCCTCAAAGTTTGAATCTTGACCGGGGACCTAGAACTCTGGTGTCACCTGGTCCAGGTTTTGGTACTGATCGTCCCTGCTGATCAACATAAAAACTCACAATGTCGCCAGTTGCAATACTGTCCCAGAGTCGTGCAGCACCTTGAGTGTGTTCATCTGTCACAAACACCCAAGGCCCGCCACGTAAAAATGTGGTGTATGCCCGTGTGCTGATGCCTTGTCGCTGTGCTTCAGGAGCCAGGGCCATGTGCGGAGTCACTGCTCGTATTCCGGGCTGGAAAACTTTCATGCGATCACCGGTGTCTTCTATGGTAAACAGTCCCACGCATCGTCCAGTTTGCTTGTGGTATAGATAGTAGTCATGATAGTTGTTGTCTTGTTCGTAGCGCACATCAAAGTCGGCCAAAGGAGTTTTGACTGGTTTCAGCTGAGACTTTTTGCGATCACCACGCTGAACTGACGTCATGGGATCATAACTTCTAAGCAGTCTATATTCGTCCACTATTTGTTCAGGTATAACATCTTCAATCAGCATGTGTTATTTAGTGGCCGTAAAAAATCCGCACATCTTGACGGGTCAATTCAAGAGCGGCGCGGATCAGGTAATATAGTTTAACGACCTTGCTTTTATGCAGTGTTCACGGAATAGTTGTGAACACACTGCAATTATAACAGGTTACACCTTGAACCAAGAGAGAAACTGAGCAACTTTCTTTGTGACACTGGCCCAATCATCTCTTGCAGGCTGCCTGAACAGTCGTGCAGTGGCGTACCAAGGACTAGAATCTTGATTCAGCAACCAACGCCAGTCCACAGCAAATTGATTCAGCATGATCCACACAGGTCGGCCCAGGGCACCAGCCAAATGACTCACAGCAGTATCAACTCCAATCACAATGTCCAAGTGCATCATGAGTGCCGCAGTGTCACCAAAATGTTGTATAGCACCGGGAAACATTGTGACTCCAGCATCAGCAAGAGCCACAGCTTCGTCATCAGTGGTGTCTGCTTGCAGGTTGATCCACTTGTACTCAGGATTGGATCTAATCATTTCTAAAATTACAGGAAACGGTATGCCTTTGTGCTGATTGAGCCAGGAGTCTCTGCGACCACTCCAGCTAATGCCCACACGCATTCTGTGTTTGGGGCCTAGTTTTGTTAGCCATTGCTGTTGCAATACAGGATCAGCATTCAAGTAGCTTTGTACATTTGGTAAAGTTTCAAGTGTGATTCCTATGATTCCTGGGATACTCATCATAGGTACCCAGTAATCAAATTCACCCATGTCTGAGTCGTAGCCGCCAACTTGGCTAATAATCTCACTACGGCTTAGCAACGGTATCAATCCATCGGTGACTTGTAGTTTGATCTTGGCTCCCAACACATGCAAGTTAAACACAAATCTCACAAACTGAATACAATCGCCATGTCCTTGTTCGCCAACAACTAGAATAGTTTTTCCAGATAGATCTTGGCCTTGCCAACGAGGCTGGGCATATTTTGGTTCTGTGCCTGCTAGATGTTCGTAATTCCAACGAGCCTCGTAAGCAGGCCATCCTTTTTCATAGTTTCCCATGAGCAAGTGACTCACTGCCAAATTGAATCGAGCAGTCACGTTGTTGGGATCTAGTATATTGGCATGTTCCAAAAATGGTATTGCCCGTGCAGGATATCCACATTCTCTCATGACATTGCCGTAGTTGTTCCAGGCAGCAGACGAATCTGGGTCTTGTACAAAGGCCAATGCATAGCATTGCAGTGCTTTTTCAGGCTCGCGAAGGGCGCGATGTTGATTGCCTTGATCAATTAGTTCGTTGGTGTTCACGGGAATATTTACGCACTAGTGGCCGGTATTCCAGAATTTTCATAAATACAAGTCAACGTAATTCTGCGTTTTATGCGGATACCACCGCGTAGTGGCTAAAACCCACATCGGACTTCTTTAAGGAGAAAACAAATGGGACGTCCTCTTAAAATACAAAAAACTTCTACTGGATCAGGCAACGGTGGCGCCAGCGTTGGTGTTGATCTTGGCTTTCCAAATTTTGCAAGCTTGACCAATCCTGTGGTCAACTCAGCTAACACACTAAACACCGCTCAGTTCTTGGGTGTAGTCGGCGGTGCAGCTCCTACGGATACTCCTAGTGCTACATTTCCTCGTATTGATGTTATTGTTAACATTGCTAATCCGTCAGGCTCAGGTATTGGCGTGGCCACTGGCTACGTTATACGCCAAAAAGGTTCTCACAAATACCTAGTTGGTGACGCTACTGGGGTCAGCGACGGCAGTTTTGTGGTTGGGCAAGCATATCAAGTTGTTACATTGGGAACCACTAGCTGGCAAGCAATTGGCGCTGAAGCTGACATTGCAGTTGGCGGTATTTTCACAGCAACTGGTACTGACAGCGGCGGCAACGGCGTTGCCAACAGCGTTGGAATTTGTGTGCTTGCTGACGATGCTACTCCAGCAGCTGGTCTCATGGCCATCACATTTACCAATACTGACTCTACAGCTACCACAGTCAGCAAGTTAACCAACAAGTTCTTGCTGGATTGGACTGGCGGCAGTGACTATGCTGCTGCAAGTGTTGTTGCTGACAAACGTTACGCAGCCAACTTCTTCACAGACGAAGGCACAGTTATTAAGTCAGGTACAACTGGAGCAGACAATACTGGTACAGTTCAAAGCGGTCAACAGAACCTGCTGGATCTGGCCATTATTGACAACGTTACTAGTTAATTTTAATCTAGAAACAGAGTCCCCCTGGCTAATTACTAGGGGGATTTTTTATGACTAGAGCATTTGTGTTGGGCAACGGCGTGAGCCGAAATCAAGTTGACTTATCAGTGTTGCGCACACTGGGATCTGTTTACGGCTGTAATGCGCTGTATCGAGACTTTGAACCTGATGTATTGGTCAGCACAGATTCCCCAATAAGCCAACGCATCCAACAAGAAGGTTACAGTGCAACTCATGTGCACTACACTAGAAAACCCTTGCCTGATTCAGGAGCTATTAGAATACCTCAGCAGTATTTTGGTTTTAGCTCAGGCCCAGTTGCAGTAGGACTAGCTGCACTTGATCGGCACAGATCAATATATCTTGTGGGATTTGACATGGGCCCAACAAGAACTGGCAAGTTCAACAACATGTATGCAGACACAGAATTCTACAAAAAAAGCCACCATCCTCCCACATTTTCAGGCAACTGGGTCAGGCAATTGCTGACCATTGCAAAAGATTTTCCCAAATGTGATTTTTTTAGGGTCAAAGGTGACACTACGGCTGAAATAACCGAGTTACACGGTGCAAAAAATCTTGCTCACATGACAATGGTAGAGTTTCAAAACCGAATAAATAACACAAAGGAACTCTAAATGTCTACCTATAAGCGTGTCAGCGGCAACTTAACAATTCAAACTCTCGATGCCAACGATGTTGTAACCATAGATGCTGCCACCGTTGCAATAACAGGAAATTTGACTGTTGCTGGTAATGCTACGCTAGCTGGAAACGTGGTAATTGATGCAATTGTAAACGGAACCACATCCATTGAAATACCTTCAGTAAATGGAAATGCAACTGTGTCAATTGGCGGTGTCAGTAATGTTGTTGTGTTTACTAGTACCAGCACAGTTATTACTGGGAATACTTCAGTCTCGGGCAACATAACTAGTGGCAATACTTCGGTAACTGGTAATGTCACAGGTGGAAACATAAACAGTTTTGGCAATGTATTTGTTACACAAAATGCTGCAAACAGTACTCCCACAGTAAGGCTTATCAGCAGCAATGTAGCTGAAGCTGCTGGTACTGTATTGGGCAGTTACGAATGGTACAGTAGCGATTCTTCCGCGCCAGGTGCAAGAACAGTAGCAGCAATTAGAGCCAACATAACTGATACAGCAGGCAATGCTAGAGTAGATATATTAACAGGAACATCTGCAACATTAACACCTCGAATCACAGTGTTACCTGCTGGTAACGTTGGGGTGTCTAATACCGCGCCCTTGCATACATTTGCAGTTACTGGAACAGGATATTACAGCAGTACGTTGACCGTGGATGGAAACACAACTGTTAGTAACTTGAACACTGGTGGTCTGGTCACAGCAACTGGCAACGTGGTCACTGGAGCAAATATTGTTGCCAGCGGATATGCAACTGTAACTGGTAATGTAACTGGTGGAAACGTTATAAGTCTTGGCGCGATATCAGCAGGTGCAGGCGGAGTCAGTGCAACTGGCAACGTTACTGGTGGAAATATACGCACCAATGGTGTTATCAGTGCTACTGGAAACTTAACCACAACTGATATCACAGCAACATCGCTAAGTGCAACAGGAAACGTTCGAGCTGGAAATATTTTTAGTCTGGGCATATTTAATGCAGTTGGAAACATAACCGGAGCCAATATCAATGCCAACAGCGATGTGGTGGCTGGCAATTTGAGAACAGTGGGCTTGGTAAGTGCTACTGGGACCATCAATTCGGGCAATATTATATCTGCAGCAGGAAATGTTGTAACTGGCTCCAACTTGGTTGCTGCTGGTAACATTGTGGCTAACTCTGGCGGATTCTTTATTGGCGACGGTGGGTTTCTTTCCAACGTTACCGCGGCATCAAACGTTGCTGTAACTCAGATAGCAAACGGGACTACTAATTTTTCTGTTGCTGGAACCAATGGTAACATTACCGCGGCAATTAACGGTGTTTCTAACGTAGTTGTTATTAATTCTACAGCTCTTGTGGCCAACACTACCCTTAGTGCTACTGGCAATGTAATTGGCGGAAACATTACTACAGTGGGCCAGGTCAGTGCTGCAGGCAACATCACAGGCGGCAACGTATCAGCTACTACTGGAACATTTACCACTGTAATTGGCGCAGCGAATGCTAGCAATTTGACAACTGGTACAGTCAGCAGCGACAGACTAGCAGGCAGCTATACTATCAATATTTCTGGAACGTCTACCTCTGCACAAACAGTTACGTCAAATGCGCAGCCCAATATTACCAGTGTTGGCACCTTGAGTGCGCTAACAGTAACGGCCAACGTTGCTGGTGGCAATATTACCACAGCAGGCCAAGTCAGTGCCACGGGTAATATCACTGGTGGTAACTTGATAGTATCTGGCGGCATTTTTGACGCAACTCAGCTGGACATTCAAACAAGTGCAGCCAATGCCAACATCGTATTAACGCCTAACGGAACGGGTAACGTCAATATTGGTAGAATGAGTGCTAGTGGTAATATTACTGCTGTGGCATTTTATGGCAATGGCGCTTCACTAAGTTCAATTACTGGCGCCAATGTCACAGGTACTGTGGCCAATGCCACATACGCAGTATCAGCTGGGTCAGCTACATCAGCTACCACAGCTGGCACAGTTACTACAAATGCACAACCCAATATTACTTCAGTTGGTACATTGTCCAGCGTAACAGTAACAGCCAACGTTGCTGGTGGTAACATTACCACAGCTGGTCAAGTCAGTGCCGCAGGCGCTATTACTGGCACCAATATAACTGGCTCCAGTCTGACAGTCACAACAGGTAATATCACAGCAGGTAACTTGTTGATTTCAGGCGCCATCATTGATAGTGCGCAATTGGATATTCAAACAAGTGCAGCCAATGCCAACATTGTATTGACTCCAAATGGCACAGGTAACGTCAATATTGGTCGCATGAGTGCCAGTGGCAATATTACTGGCAGTTATTTCTTTGGTAATGGAAGTCAGCTCAGCGGTATTGATGCCACAAGTATTCAAAATGGAACTTCAAATGTTCGAGTTGTAAGTTCAGGCGGCAATGTGGCCGTTGGTATAGGCGGAACGTCTAACGTGGCGGTGTATGCCACAACGGGTGAGTACGTAACTGGTTTGATAAGTGCCACAGGTAACATAACTGGCGGTAATTTATCAGCAGGAACTGGCACAATCAGCGGTGGAAATATTGTTAATACCAATGCTAACGGTGTTGGTAACATTGGTAGCGCAACAGTGTATTACAACACGGTGTTTGCCAAAGCAACCAGCGCACAATACGCTGACTTGGCTGAAAAATATCTAGGAGATGCTGACTATGAGCCCGGCACTGTACTGGTGTTTGGTGGCGAAAAAGAAGTTACAGCAGAAGCATTAGACAATGATCACAGAGTTGCAGGAGTGGTTTCACAGAATCCCAGCTACTTGATGAACTCAGGATTAAATGGGCAATATGTTGTTGTGCTGGCATTGTTAGGGCGAGTATATTGCAAAGTAAAAGGTCCAGTAACCAAAGGTGACTTGTTGGTCACAGCTGGTTCAGGGCATGCACGAGTCAACAACAATGCTCCATCAGGTACTATTGTAGGTAAATCTTTACAAGACTTCAACGGCGATTCTGGCGTGGTTGAAATTGTAGTTGGCCGCACATGACCCAAAAAACGTAATCAAGTACTTTAGGTAAATACACCAAGGACTTTGATTATCTATGGCACAAGAAATAATTAATGTTGGCGCAGCAGCCAACGATGGAACTGGTGAACCATTAAGACAAGCTTTTGAAGCTGTAAACAACAATTTCTCGCAGATTTTTTCTGCTGGACCAGTTGACAGCAACATTGTAATTTCTGGTAACACCATTTCAGTAGCTGGAATTAATAACAATCTAGTGCTGCAAGCCAACGGCGTTGGCAGTATACAAGCTAATAGTACAATACTGCCCAGCATTGATTCTGTATACGATATTGGTAGTCCCACCAAGAGAATGGACACAGTTCATGCTGCTTACTTTTCAGGTAACGGCAGTCAATTAACAGGAATTGTTGCCAGTGCTGGTTCATTTATTGCCAATGGAACCAGCAACATTAGTATCCCCGATGCCAGCGGCCCTGTAACGATACGAGTAGGCCCCACATCAAATGCTTTGGTTATTACCAGTTCAGGGCTCAGCGCAGCTGGTAACGTTGCTGGTAACTACATTCTTGGTAACGGTGCCCTGCTGACTGGTGTTACTACCACCAATTCTTTTTCTAATGTAATTGCCAATTCCACATCTTTAGCTGCTAATGTAACAACTACTTTGACTTTTACTCCTGGTAGCAATATTAGAATGACTGCCAACCCAGCTACTAATACTATCAACATTGATTCTCTTAGTAGTGGC